AGCTCTAACAAGATCAGTTAAAATAGGATTACGATAATCTACTGTTTTATCTAAAAATTTATTTGTTAATGTATTTATTTTTTCTTTAACATTTACAAACAAAGAACTTGGTACTGGTTCTCCAAACGACATTTTATCATACATGTGTTGCATAGCAGGATCACTTGACTTAGCTGTTGTTTCTAATTGTTTTTCATAAAATTTAATTTGATCAGCTAATTTTGTTATTTCTTTTGTTTTCTTTTCCGCTGATTTTTGATCAATAATTGTTCTAGTAACATCATTACCATCAGCATCAGTATATTTTTCTACTCTTTGAGGTAATTTTTTCTCTTGTACTATTTTTAATTGTTCTCTTAAATCAGCAACTTTTTGTTCTAAAGTCATATCTAATTTTTCTGGAATGTTCTTTTTAGTTTCGTAAGCTGCTGGTATTTTACGATCAATACTTGCTACTTGATCTGCAATAATTCTGTCTTTAATTGAATCGGTAATTACTTGAGATGGTTTTATTCCTGTATCAATAAATATTTGATCCATCTTTTGTTTTACTGCTTGTTTATCTATGGCAGATGCTCTTCCTTCTGCTGCTGTTCCTAAAAACCAAAATATTCCTGAATAAGATAAATCTCTTGCTGATGGAAGTTCTCCATGCAAGATTGCACCTATACCTTCAAACGCAGACCATCTTGACATTGATTTAGCTATGTAATTTTCACCATACTTTCCAAGAAGTTTGTTTGCTTTCATTGCGGTTACAAATTGAAATCCTTCTTTAACTCCTTGTTTTAATCCTTCTTCCATAAATATCTTTAAAAAATCAACAGGTTCACCAACTTCTTTATTGTTGATTGCTTCAATCATTGTTTTTCTTACAGCCCCATTTAAAAATCCTGCACCAAAAAATCCTCCAACACCAGGAATTGGAATTGCAGTTTGACCACCCCAAGCTCCTAATGCGTAAACAGGTGCATCACCAATCATAGTTGAAACATTTTGCACTAAGCCTTCAAGCCAACCTGTATCAGGTTCATATCCTCCAAATCCTTTAGGTATTTCAGTTCCATATAAATAATTATAAATTAAACCTGGATTTGATAATTGAAATCCTGTTGATATATGATTTGCAATTTCAGATTTTTCTCCAACCATAAAGTTTTTAAATTTATTTGCAGCTTCAGGTATTGAGTACTGACTAAAACCATAAGTAGTATCATCTGGTGAAACTATTCCATCAGAAGAAAGACTGCTCCAATAATCTTGTACTGCTTTTTTATTTGGATCTGATAAAGTCGGATATTCAGGCTTTACGTTTAAAAAGTCATTTAATGAAATAACATTATCTTGTTGTTCTGGCTTTGCAGCAGGTTCAGTAGTTCCTAAAAAGTTATCTAAAGATATTTCAGCCATTTAAATATTATTGTTTTTGAAGAATTACTTTTCCATTCTGCTCTATTCTTAATACTGTAGCTTTTTCTCCTTTGGAATTTATTACAACATCACCAACTTTGTATTGAGATTTAGTTTGTTTATTTATATTTTGTTCAATTTGAAGATTAACATCATCTCTGTTTAAAGTGTATTTAGAACCATCTTTTGCTATAAAATTTTCGCTAGTTCTTGATAATAAATCTTTAGGTTGTAATCCATTTTTTAATCCTGTTGTATAACGAGAATACATATCATCTAAAAATGAATTCATTCTTGAATCGTATGTTGGATCAAAATTTCTAAATGTAGATACTCCACCAACTAAAGTTTCATTAGCTTGAATGAAATTAAAGAATTGCTTCATATTATCTTTTGTCTTTTGATCAACACCATTTACTGGCATTAGAGAATTAAATAATTCTAAATCTTTTTTACTAATTTGTTTATTAATAACCTTTTCAATTAATGTTGTTCCTTGTGCATCTATTCCACTTGTAACTGGAGTGTTTATATTTATAATATCTCCATTAGCTACTTTTTTTAGAATATCAAACTTATATTGATAAGGCGTTGATTTAACATCTTCATTATTTTTAATAACTTCATTTAATTTAAAAAAATCTTTTTTAATTTTTTCATCTGATCCAAAAGAATTATTAATAACATTAGGATTGTATTGATTTATTTTTGATGATTTTATAACTTCATTTGTTGATTTTTGTACTTGATCTGCAGTAGCTCTACTCATATCATCATTTTGAATTTTAATTTGTGTAGTTACTACGTTATATTTTTCATTAGCATTTTTAATTAAATCTGCTTTTTCAGTAGGAGATAATTTATTATAAAGTTCTTTTTGTCTTTCTGTTTCAAATACTCCTTTTGAAAAATTTAAAACTTTATTATACTCAGTTCCAAGCTGAGTATTATTAATACCTGGTGTTTGAGAAATTCCTGAAGTTAATTCAGAATAAATATTATTTGTATTTTGTTTTTGAGCTTGGTCAAAAACTTGATTAAAACTTTTAGGATCTAATTTAATAGTGCCATTCTTTAACATTTCAGTTAAAGATTCAGATTCTTTTCTATTAAGCATTGATTGAGCAAGTTCTAATTTTCCAAAGTTTAATCTTTCCTCTGTCAGTGCTTTTTTTTGACCAGCATCAATATTTAAATTGTTAATTGTATTTGTTATGTTTTGTTCGTAAATTGGTAAATATTTTGTTCCAAGTTCTTTAAGCATAATTGTTTCATTTTGATAATAACCATCAGCAACTTTTGTTTCTTCTTTAAATAAAGAATCTCTTGATCCTTTAAGAACATCTGTTTTTAATACTCCAGCAGTTGCAAAAAACTTTTCTTTAACAGCACTTTTTGTAAAATTATTCATTTCAGAATATTTTGAACCTTGTTGAACACTACTCCATAAAGTATTTACTTTATTATCATATTCATTTGTAACTTGTGATGGGTTTGGATTTGCAGATAAATTGCTTTTAATTGTAAATAATCCTTCAGTTCCATCTTCTTGATCATTATATAAATCACTAATAGTTTTTGTAGCATTTGTATTTGCTTCTGCTGTTTTTTCTTTAATATAATAATCAGCAATAGTATTTTGTAATCCAGTAAAAGGAGCTGTGATTGGCATTTGAACACCAGATTTTGGAATATTAATATCTGTTGTTGGTCTAACTTGTGCTGTGTATGTAGGTATTTTTGGCATTATTGATTCCTTGCTCTGTTTACTGATTTAGATTGTAATCTTAAATTACTCATACTATTGTTTCTTGGATTTCTATCTTTATGATCTACATCTTTACCAAGTAAACTACTTCCATATTTTTTTTTTAAAATTCGTCTAGCACCATTTCTGCCAGCTCTATCTTTCTTTTGATCTGATTTAGAATGATAATTATTATATTCGCTTTTATAATCTCTTGACATTGTTATTATCCTATTTTTCCATAACCAGACATACCAAGTAAACTTGTTCCAGTTGATGTTATTGTTTGTAATTGAGCTGCTCGTGAAGTGTTTCTAGCAACCTGTCCCTGTATTTCATAATAGTTTGCAGTTTCTAATTTAGAAATTTTATTTACAGCTGCATTATATTTCATTGTTTCTTTATCAAGCTCAGCTTGTTCTGCGTTTGCTCTGGCAATTCTTCTTGCTGTACCCTCATCTGATACTCCAGATTTGGCTATTGATACTTGAGTTTTACCTTGTAATTGTACGATTTGATTATCAAATCTTCCAAGATCAGTTTCTAATTGTTTATCTATTTGATCTGCTTCTTGTTTTGCTATTTGAGCATTACGATTTTGAACTGATTGATTAAATTTACCAGTAGCACCTTGCTGTTGGTATTGCATATAACCTAAACCACCGACAATTAAATATGGTACTGCTGGTCCCATTAGAAAATCCTCGCAAATCTATAATGATCAGATCCATCAAAGCCATAGCTTTTCATTAATCCTTCATTTGTTAATCCCATCCATTTAGCAAATCTAATACCAATACCAAAGTCAGCTCTTACTGATGTTTGTATTCTTTTAAAATTATGAGCCTTTGCTAATTCTTCAAAATTCTTTTTAATTGCACGAGCAATAACAATAGGGTGATTCCAAATATCATAAGTTGCAAGAACCCAACCTTCTCCAACATTACCCCATATTCTTTTAATACCAGCTGATGCAATGATCTGTCTATTGAATGCACCTGTAAATGCTAATCCATTTTCTTCTAAATTCATACACTCGTTCATATTATCGTTTGCTAAAAAGTTTGCATCTAATTGCATAAGTTTATGATTCATTTGAGATTGCATTATTATTTTACCATGATCAGATATGTATGGTATAATTACTAATCTATCTTTATCTTCATTCATAATATTAACCATCATTTGTAATCAATTCTGGGTATAACGATAAAACAGTTAAAGGTAAAGGTTGCGTTTGACGAACAAAGATA